GGTTTTGACTTTGTAAACGCAGAAGATGAAGACTCTGCTATTGAGCTATGGCTCGAACATCAAAATGGTCATCATCCAGATGGTCGTTTATACAAGATGATTATTACCGAAACTAACAATACCTACAAAGTTCCACTGGATTCCTATGGATATTATTATGGAGTTGAGAAATGAGTTCTGACGAACTAAAAATACAAACCCGATATCAATTTGGATTTCCTTATCATAGAATAGTGTATGGAGATATGGTTGTCGTAAATCTTCTTGAAAAGAATTATAGATTAGCCAAGACAATAAAGAAGCTACTTTCTGAAAATCCAGATCTAATCTTTAATAAAGAAAAGATATGACTCACCAAATTACCTGTATCTATTGCCATGACACTATTTTTGTCAATCAAGATAGAGTTCGTAATAATCTATCTCTGAATTTATGGAAGTTTGTCGATTGGGGCTCTGGCGTTTGTCCAAAGTGTTCTAAAACACTAAAAGAACAAGAAATCACTCAAAGGGTTGACAAATGAGCCGTGAGATTAAGTTTCGTTTTTGGGACACACAAGACAAGAAATTTGCTAAGAATCTAGCTATCCTTAATAATGGGACCATTTTAGAAATAGATGTAACGCCATTTTCCCCCAATCAAGATAAGTATATTTCTCAACAATACACAGGACTTAAAGATAAGAATGGTGTGGAGATTTATGAGGGCGACATTGTAGAATTTTGCATACCAAAAAATGAACCAGAAACTGAAACAGTGACTTTTGAAGACGCGGTTTTTTGGGCCGGTTATCCGCTGTATGAAGTCGCCAGTAGTTGTAAAGTAGTTGGAAATGTATTTGAAGGAGTTGACAAATGAAATGCCCGGCATGTGGGTACACCCACGAAACCAAAACAGAAATGGTTGGCGATGTTATTCGTTACAAATCTGGAAAAAGAAAAGGCGAGATCAAAGAAGTTAAAACAAAAACAATAACTTTAGAGATCGGTCATGAGCCATTTGAAGCAGTAACAATTTCTCATTGTCGGGTCGTACACCACAGGGAAGCCGAATACGGTTTCTGCGGGGACAAAGATCGTGAGGAAATATCATTTAATGCCTGCCCCGAATGCGGTTGTATGTTTATTGATAGGGGTTGACAAATGACCAAAGAAAATGGCGGCATAGATGGTTATATTGATACTAGGGAGTATACTATGCTTTGGATTAAAGACGCAATAAAATGGAAAGAGCTACCGCTTGTCGAGAAATTGGAAGCCTTACGCCTTCACTATTGCACCGGTCCATGCGGTCAGTCTAGCAGTATTTTAGCTACTCGGTCTGCGACCGACTCCGCCCTTAAAGAAGCAATGAAGACAATTGATTCGTTAAGTCGATTGAGCGGAAGTAGAGAAGATTACACCACGTGAACTGCTGGTGCTTGAAGAAAGATAGGCATGTTACTATGAGAAGTATTAAGTTTAGAATTTGGCACAAACCAACAAATCAATTCGTAAGATGTCATCCTGTATGGGATGATGAAAAGTATACAGACCTTGGGCTTTTATCACTTACTTCCGATGGTGAATTAATATTTGAAACTAAGTATGATGGATTCCAAAGGTTAAGTAGTAATGAGGTTGACGATTTTATCGTCCAGCAATACACCGGACTCAAAGATAAGAATGAAGTGGAGGTTTATGAGGGAGATATCGCAGACTGGTGCGAAGATTCATACATAGACGAGGGTACTCAACCAGCTACAATAGTTTGGCACGAACTAGAAGGCTGGAAATGTACTTGGTATACAGAAGACAGGTCTGAATTATGTACAGAACCACTGTATTTTTATGAAAATCATCGCTACTTTGAGGTAATCGGAAATATCTTTGAAGGAGTTAAGAAATGATTGTAGTAGCTGGAACCACATATAGAACCGGGACGACGTTAATTCAAAGACTGATCAATACTTCATCAGAAGAACGTGTAATATATGGTGAAGACAACGCGATTCTACAGTGCGTTTCTAATTATTTAAGCTTTACCCGCAATTCATTAAAGCGATCAAATGCACAAACAGAAATCTTCAAGAAAGATAAAAATTCTTTTACAGCAAATATGCTACCATTGAATAAAGTGCCTTACGCTTGTGCAAATTTTATCAACAGTTTGTATTTCAATTCTGGGTTTAAAGTTTTGTCACCAACAATCGAGCAAATCAAAACACTAGCGGCTATCTCTGACGCGAAGATAGTTTTAATGTATAGAAACGTACAAGAAAGTTGGAGATCCTACCAAAGTATGTATAATTGGGTAGATAAAAAAACATTCTTTGGTTATTTTGAGAGATCTAGAGAATTGTTAAAATCTTCCCTAAATGGTGAGCTAGACTACGTTTATACAATAAAGTATGAAGATATAGCCCGAGATACAATTGAAAGATTATTCGATTGGTTAGAAATATCCAATAGAGATAATATCGCAGAGGTATTAAATCTTAAACTAAAGGAAATGGACGGTTTTAGCAATAGTAGTGATTCTTATTTAGAGGTTGACAAATGAAGCTATCCAAGTCGATGAAGGAAGTGAAATGAGTGATTTACCATCGGGATATAACTTCAAAATACAGGTGCCGGGAAAACACAAACCACACAAAGAATATAACGACCCGCACAACAGATTGTCGCAATTGTGTGTACTTGGCTTTAGGAATAATAAATGAGAGGGATTAAGTTTACGGATAAAATAATTGTAATTGATGTTGAATCCACATGCGATGAAAACAAAGAGGGATTTATAAGTGAAATAATTGAGATAGGAATGACAGACTCAAACGGAAAAGAAATTCCTTCTATTTTTGTAAAACCAAAATATTCTATAGTTACGCCATTTTGTACCAGATTAACAACTTTGACTCCTGAAGAAATTGAAGCAAAAGGTCAAGAGCCAGAAATTGCATATAAAAATCTCGAATCTATATTTTCAAAATATACTAGGTGGGCATCTTATGGATATTACGACAAAAAAATGTTTGAAAAAATGAGTAGTCTATACGGGCTAGATATAAGGCTGCCACCGATACATATAAATGTTAGATTACTTTTTGCTCAAGAAATATTAAATAGTAATGATCCTCAAAAAGCACCAAGAAATCCCAAGGACGCACTAATTATGCTGGGTAAAGAATTTCAAGGGGTAAATCACAGAGGGGAAGATGACGCTATAAACATAGCAAATCTTTATAATTTGTTAATTCAATTCTAGGAGTTATGGGTAAATGAGAGCGATTAAGTTTCGGGCATGGAATAAAAGAGAGAAAGGATGGGAGCAAGAACATTCCTGTTATGGGATTGGGCTAGACGGAACAATTATTCCTGCGACGCCTTGTGTAACTCCCATTCGTCCTTTTAATAAGGACAGCGTAATTATCCAGCAGTATACTGGACTTAAAGACAAGAAAGGTCGAGAGATTTATGAGGGCGATTTAATTATATCAGATCATTGGGCTTCGCAAGAACCATTAGTAGTTAGCTGGGATAAAGACGCCTGTAAATTTTACGCTTCACTTTCAACTGGTGGAGAATACATTGATATGGACGAGGCTAGTAAACTGGTGGTCGGTAATATTTTTGAAGGAGTTGATAAATTAGTGATGAAATCACATACGGCGAAATCTGCTGGTACGGTCAGGGTTTTTGGGGGTAAATAACCAATGCTTTACTTCATGAAGTTGATTGCAGCGAATGGTATAATTGGCTTCATTCACGTATTTTCGATTTACCTGGAGTCACAAATACCACGGGAGCGTCTTGATTTGGTGTTGATTGTCACGTTTTTTCATTTGTCGGCCACTTTCTGGCTTATGGACAGAAGCCTTAAAAAGAACTGGTTCAATCTCTTTCCCGGCAGAAAAGGTAGGGGTCTTTTCTGGTGAGGTAAATAAATATGAAAACAGATAATCAGACGACGAAACTCTTTCGATCAATTGGCTGTGCCTTTTGCGTAGCCTTTTTATTGTTGTCGTGCTGGTTTTGGCGGGTGTGCATTGAAATGGAGTACTTCTTACGTATAATACATGTGCTAAAATATTTTACAGAATACTAAACAGGACTTGACAAATGAGTTTACAAGATCAAGCAGAAAATTTAGAAGCAATTAAATTAATGTGTTCCAAATACAAAGAAGAACTAAAAGAAAAGGCTCTTAAAATGGTTTGGGAGCAAGATCAAGAAGAAGGGCAGGGGTGGTCTGACGATTCTTATGCTATAGCCGATATTATGGTAAAATTTTATTTAGGGTTGACAAATGAGTTCTAAAACGAGATTCACATCAATAACGACATCAAGCAATGCATACACAACCAAAATAGTTGACAGCTTATTTGACGACATTAGAACAAAAACCAACTGGCGCACAAAAATTCTACGTAGAACCATAAATTTTTACAGAGACCTTCGGTATTTTTTTATGAAAATTTGTCAACGGTTTCAATATGGATTTCCGCTCGAACAGGTGTGGGAGTTCCATTGTTGGCATTCTGAAATTGTTGTGCCGCGACTTAAACTGCTAAAGAAAATTCGATCGAAACACCCAACTGATTTAACAAACGAAGAATGGGGGGATATTCTAGACAAAATGATTTGGTCATTTGAAAACCACGATGATGTCATAGAGCCAACCTACAGCGAAGATTACGACCACCGTTATGAAGTAGCCAGCTATGAAAAATTTACTTCGTATACCACTCTAAATAAAACTGGGACAATTGATTGGTCTCCAGTCAGAAAACATGAAACAAAAGTTCAAGAAGGACTTGATTTGTTTGCCAAATATTATTTGAATCTTTGGGATTAAAACTTGACTTTTATTAAGAGCGGCAAATGAGTAAATTACAGGATCTTCTTTTTAGGGCGAGTATCTATGGCGCTGAAGTTAAATACGACAATGGTACTTTTATCATTGTATGCCAAAATGGTGCATTTTTAACCAGTAAAGACCTGTATACTCTACTTGAAGAAAGCGGCGTCAAAGTTGATACAATATATGCTAGAGATAATAGCTTGATTGTAAATATTTCAATGAAAGATTGATAAATGAAAAAAATTGAAAATATCATACAAGCTTTTCGGGTTCTTAGTGCTTTAAAAGTAAAAGAAGTGGTATTACCGCATCTTGAATACCGCGAACTAAAACACTTGGTAGATCGTCATTTTTTAAATAACATCTCACATAATTCTCAAGAAAAATTTGAGGAATCTACAACAGTGCTAATTTATGGAGTTCAGGTTAAATCAGAACGGTTCCCTAAATACGAAAAGATTGACTACATAACCCCAGATAAATTCGCTGTTCAGCTCAAAAAAATGACAGAAGTAAAGATTAAATCGCGACCTCATACGCCGCGAGACGAACTGGATGACTAAATGGATGTTATAAATTAACAGCCGCCGCTACCCTGGCAGCAGCTGACATCAAGCAATACATGCACAACCAAAAAGGAGCACGAAATAAATAGATTTAGATATGACGATGTTGATTGGGGCTACGTGCTGAGAGCGCTGATTGATGCAACCCAATCGCGAAGAATTAGGTGGCAAGTTTACAGTCGTATGCAGCGTCCAGACGCGACTTCGGTGATATACCGCGGAGCATACAAGGGCTTTAATATCGTATTGTTTAAATTCGCTGTAGATATTCCCGACGAGTCTTTTGCGGGCGATCTTGAAGACGTGTGCATTCTTATTGTAGACGAAGATGGCAAAGAGCTGTTTCGGATCCCTGCGGACTCGCAGCGGTGGCAACTTCTTAAACTTGTCCAATATGAAGCCGCTAACATTAGCACATTTATAGAGGATTTGTCGAGGCGGACGGCGAGAAATCCATTCTGGCTGTGGTCATGGTTCCGTCCGGGTCGCCGGTGAATGGCCAGCGAGGCAGAAGTTAAGGCCGCGCGTGCGGCGTATTTGCAAAGAATTTCAAAAGCGAAATCTTGAAGGGAAACACAATGATTGTGCTGAATGTTGCGGTAAACGAACCTATCCATTGTTTCAAAGATGGGGAACTGATCCTCACGATCACACGAGTGGAATCTTCAAAAATGAGTTTCGAATGCGATCGCGGTATCCGCGTCGTGCGAGATAAAGTCCTCGCGCGTGAGTCAGAAAACATAGCCGCCACGACTTCCGTGAATGCAATGGAATTCACTGAAGACTGATAAAATTGATTTCTGTACCAGAATAAGAGTCTTTCGACATTGATTACGAATGGAGATTTGAATTATACGAGAAAATTTATGAACAAAAAAACAAAAAATCCACTAGATAGTATATTGAATATGGACGAAAATTGGTATATACTAAAACGTGGTGAAAAGATAGAAATAGGTGACGAGTGGCTATCGGATGAAGGGTGGAAACCTTACTCAAAAGCATCTCTCGGTTACTGTATCTATGGAAGAATATCCAGAAGAAAAACAGAAAAAGAAGAAACCGCGCCAGCAGAAAAAAATAAAGAAAATTTATTTTGATTTAGATTTTTTGCTTTTAGGTTTAATTTAAAATCACCTAAAAGGAGAAGGACTGTTACCGACAACAAACTTGTTATAAAGGGGCAGTCTTATGGAAGCAGCATTTTCTTGGATTGGCGCTATAATCGAGTGGTTTGGGTTGTTTATTCCCAGAAGAATAATCGTAAAACCAACAGATGTCCTGATAAAATCTACTTTCTCTGGGGTTGCAAAAGAAAAAAAACCAGGGCTTCGTTGGTATTGGCCTATAACAACTGACATCGACCTGATAACAGTTGCGAGGCAACCGATAGACATAAAGCAAATAAACTTTGTAACAAAAGATGGACTGCCATGCAAAGCAGACTGCGCTTGTACTTATTACATAAACGACCCAATAAAGTTTTTTACTGAAAATTACGAGGGGCATTTGGCTCTTTTTGAGTTGATAAGCTTTGTGTTTTCAAAAAAACTAAGAAGCATGACCTTTGATCAAATACAGAATTCATCAAAAATAAACGAAGACTTGACTGAAGAAATAACAAAGGAGGCGGATTTTCTGGGAATAGAAGTAGAATACGTAAGATTGCAAAACTTCACTTGGATGATTCCAATTGGATTAATAAAAGACGACCGAGATTAAAGATTAGAAAAGGGAAAATATGAAAGAAAAAAACAGATGTCGATATTTGACGAGCAAATTACTAGAAAACCTAACAACTATCCTTGGACAGAGGAATTTATAGAGGCAATGCATGCCGGTCACTGGACCGACAAAGAGTTCAACTTTATAAGCGATATAAAAGATTTTGACTGCTCTCTTGATGACCAAGAAAAAGAAATAGTCTCACGGACTCTTTCTGCAATTGGGCAAATCGAAGTTGCTGTAAAAACCTTTTGGGCAAAGCTTGGGGAAAATCTTCCGCACCCATCTTTATCTGACTTAGGGTATGTTATGGCCAACACGGAAGTTATTCATAACAACGCTTACGAGAGACTTTTGTCTTGCCTGAATATGGAAGAAATATTTGAAAAAAATATGAACCTCGAATGGATGGCGGGGCGAGTAAAGTATCTTAAAAAGTACACACATAGGTTTTACAAAGACTCAAAGAAACAGTACGTGTACGCGCTTATTCTTTTTACTCTTTTTGTAGAAAACGTGTCGCTTTTTTCTCAGTTTTACATTATCTTGTGGTTTTCTAGAAACAAAAATGTTTTGAAAGACACAAGTCAACAAGTAATGTATACTAAAAACGAAGAAACAATTCACGCCAAAGTTGGAATCAAAATTGTAAACACGATTCGAAAAGAACTTCCAGAACTTTTTGACGAAGATCTTGAGCAAAAAATTCTTCACGAAGCAGAAGAAGCATTCAAAGCAGAGTCAAAAATAATAGACTGGATAGTAAACGGATACGAACAAAACGGGTTGTCGTCTGAGTTGCTAAAAGAGTACATTAAAAATAGAATAAACGAAAGTTTAAACCAAATTGGCTTTAATCAAATTTTTGAAATAAACCAGAAATTGATTGATAAAACTCTTTGGATGGATGACCAGGTTGTCGGTAAAAATTCTGTTGACTTTTTCTTTCAAAGACCAGTTGATTACGCAAAAAATATACAAATAGACGAGGATGACCTTATATGAGTTACGAATGGCTTAACGACGAATCAAGAACCTTTTTGTCACGTGGTTATTTAAAAAATGGAACTACACCAGAAGAAAGACTAGCTGAAATAGCTAAGGTCGCCGAGTGCTACCTAGAGCAATCTGGTGCAACTGTTTTAGCAAATGGGTTTGCAGAAAAGTTTTTGGGCTATTTAAGTAACGGTTGGTATAGTTTGTCAACACCAGTATGGATAAATTACGGTAATCGGCGTGGACTCCCCGCTAGTTGCAACGGGTCTTATATATCTGATAACATGGCATCAATCCTTAGTAAAACTGCAGAGATAGGAATGATGACAAAATGCGGAGCGGGTACATCCGCTTATATCGGAAATCTAAGACCAAAAGGTGCACCAATTAGTTGCGGCGGGGAGTCCGACGGGCCGGTTCATTTTATGAGACTACTAGAAAGTACAACTGAAGTTGTAACGCAAGGAAGTTCAAGAAGGGGGTCGTGCGCAGTTTATCTTCCTGTCGAGCATCCGGACATAAAAGACTTTCTAAAGTGCCGAAGTATTGGAAGCCCAATACAACAGCTTAGCATTGGAGTCTGTATATCAGACCAATGGATGAATGACCTAAAAAACAAAAAGCAAGAAAACCTTTCTATATGGGCTGCCATAATAAGAAAAAGATACGAAAGCGGCTTTCCATATATATTTTTCACGGACACTGTTAACAACAGTGCCCCAGAAGCTTATATAAAAAACAACAAACGAATACTTGCTAGCAACCTGTGTTCTGAAATAACATTGTCTTCAAGTGATGACGAATCTTTTGTTTGCGTTTTAAGTTCTATGAACGTCGAACATTATGACGAATGGAAAAACACTGATGCAGTAGAAACTCTAACGTATTTTTTAGACACGGTATGTACGGAGTACATCAACAAGTCAGCAGAAATACCACTTTTGTCTGCTGCTTGTAATTTTGTAAGAAACCAAAGGGCTATAGGAATAGGTGTTTTAGGGCTGCATACTTACTTTCAAAAGAAAGGGGTGGCATTCGGAAGTATGGACTCGATGTATATGAATTCTGAAATATTCAAACACATAGACGAGTCTAGTAAAAATGCTTCTATGCAACTAGCTGCTTTGTGTGGAGAGCCAGAATTGATGAGCGGAACAAACGAAAGAATGGTAACAAGAATGGCGGTTGCCCCAACAAAATCAAGTTCGTTTATTCATGGTGGTATATCTGGCGGAATCGAACCAATTGAGTGCAATTATTTTGTAGAGGTTCTGGCAAAAATAACAACCACCAAAAGAAACCCGCTGTTTATGGATCTGTTGAGATCGAAAAAATTAAACAACAAAAAGATAATAGACAGCGTTGTGGCAAATTTTGGTAGCTGCCAACACCTTGATGAACTTACAGACGAAGAAAAAAACGTGTTTAAAACTTTTTCTGAAATATCCCAAAGGGATATAATAACAATGGCGGCACAAAGACAAAGGTATATAGATCAATCACAGAGTTTGAATCTAAGCATACCTTTGAATACACCGCCCAAAGAGGTTAGCCAGTTGTTGTTGTACGGCTGGGAAAACGGAATCAAAACATTTTACTATAACAAGGGAACTAACCCGAGCCAAGAACTAAATAGAAAGATGAGTTCGTGCTCGGCTTGCGAGGGATGACATGTTTAAAATAATAATCGATGGTATTTTGCACAAAAGAAGGGTCGGTCAGCTTTCTTCTTTTTTTACGCCGACTTGTATAATTATAGGTTTGTATGATTTGTGGATGGCTTCGTACTACGGGGTTGACCACACTATAAGTAGGTACTTGCAAGTAGCAAGCTTTGACACCCCTACCGTGCCATTTACCATTGGTTATATTTGCGGTCATATTTTTGGTTACATGAAACCCAAAAAGGAAATAGAATCGCTAAAAGAACACGTGAAACAAGATTAAAAGTTTTTTACAAAGGTTCAAAATAAATGTGGCACCTAGAAAAAATAATAGCAATGAACTCTGATACATCCGCAAAAGCTGTTAGTCTCGAAGATACTGATTTCGGAGAATTAGTTTCTGAATTAAAACAACTAAAAAATCCAGAATTGTCGGCGGAATTAAAAGAAACAACTGTTGATTTGCTTGACCAAACTTTGGAAGCGTTAAAAAAAGTAGAAAGTAACCTGACTCAATTAAGAATTATTACAGTACTGTGTAAAACACTTAAAAAAACCGAAAGAAAGATTCCAGTCGGGGATAACACACCTGTGATCAGGAGGATGGTCGGGCTCTACGATTGCGAGTGACAGTGACCAATTGTTCTGGTAATATAAAAATTATAAAACAAAAGTCGGAACCGTCTTCTAAAGACAGGGATTAGACAGATCGACAAGACTAGACTCGCAGGTGAAAACCCTGCTTGTTTTATATAACAATTGCGTGTAATATACAAACTTGGGAGTAAATTATGAGAAACAGCGTGCAACTCATTGGTTATTACGGAAGCGACGAAGTAATCGCTTGTAGCGCTTGGACTTCAACCAGCAGAGATCTTTCAGAAGAAAAATTAGCACGCGTAGGGGCTTTAATAAACATGCTTTGGAGCGAAGGGCACGAAACCCCTTTTGAAAAGGGCGAGGTTCATTTTCTTGTCAATACTGATATTGCTAGCCACATTCATCTACTCAAACATCGGATTAGCTCACTCAATGCTGAATCTGCACGCTACAAGGAATTAAAGGAAGACAAGTATTACATTCCGGAAGACTGGCCTGAATTTAAAGCTAACACAAATGCTTTGGAAATATGTCGCGACGGAGCAGTTATTGACTCAAACTGGATAGAACTATTAGAGAGATACACGGAAATTGGAAACAAGTTGTACCACGACTGTGTTGCACAACTTACGCCCGTTTTGGGTCGAAAGCGAGCAAAAGAGTCAGCAAGATTCTTTAAAACATATAACTCGCAGATTCAAGCTGATGTAAAATTTAACATGAGATCGTTCGCTAATTTTCTAAAATTAAGAAATTCAGAAAGCGCCCAGCTGGAGATCAGAGAAATCGCAAAAGAAATGGTGAAGCAAGTATCTGAAATACACGGCAATCCATTTAAGCATACCCTAGAAGCGTTCGAGAAGCGTTCTAGTCTAGAAAAAACAACGGAGTCTTTGGTAAAAAAGATGGGGGATCTGGATGGAGCAACGTATTGTATTAATAGTGTCTTAGAATCCCCAGAGATCTTTGACCAGATAAAAGACAAGTGGTTTTCAAATCTTTGATTTTGGTTCATATTTTACACGGAGCGCGCCATGAAAAAAGAAAACGTTTACATTTTGTACAAGCCAACAAAAAGAATCGACGGAGTATGGGCCTATTCTTTTTTGGGGTGTTACTCTTCTAGGGACCTGGCGATACAAAGTTATCTTGATGCGACGTTTTCATTCGAAGACGACTCGGACCCGCCAAAGCCACTTATTGTAAAAACAATGAAAGACAGCCCAGCCTTAACCCCCAAAGAATTATGGTGAAAGATAAAATATGAAACCTACTACAAAGAGCGTAAGAGTAAAAGGTGTCAACGTATACTACAATGATTTCGATGATGGGTTGCCAGACGACCCAGTAATAGATGGACTAAAAAACGGGATGCTTTACGGTGAAAGCAATTTTAACTTTCTGAATTTATTCATGGAATACGAAGCGATTCCTAGAAAAAAATACATATTCGATGGAGGCGGTCACGTTGGCACGTTTTCAGTTCCATGTATAAGATATGGGCACAATGTAATTATTGTCGAAGGAGCCGAGGGCAACTTCGAGTGCATCAAACAAACTTTGGAAGAAATGGAAAAGAACGACTCTATAGACTACGAGGTGCATAATTCTATTTTGTCTGACAAAAAAAGAAATTGCGAATTCAGCTCTACCGATGGGCCGTTTGGAATGGTTGTGTACGATGAAGATGGCGCTTTGATTACATCCACAATAGACGAGCTATGCGATGGAAAAGAAATATCGGCAATAAAACTAGACTTAGAAGGCGGCGAAATAGAAGCTATTCTTGGCGCGAAAGAAACAATAAAAAAACATCAGCCGCCGATGCTTGTAGAATTCAACTCGCATTGTCTTGGACTTAACAACAAAAGTCCGCAACAGCTCATCGAAACCGTGGAAAGTGTGGACTACTTAGTTTACACAGCAATAAACAACGCATTAGTAAAAATATCCAAAGAGGATAAGTTTCCCTTTTGTGTTGTAGACTGTATATGTATGCCAAAAAACAAGAACTATTCTGCGCGAACACTTAGTCAAGACGCCATACAAGCAATAGCCGAGAATGGTTTTCAAAGATCAAACGAAGATTGCAGGGTTTACTTTAGAAAAGAATTTGGTTTTTAGTGAATTTATAGAATATTCGAGTGGATCCAATAAAAAGGAGAGGGTAATCATAAATAAAAGTCAGCCGCGAGTACACAATAAACATCATGGAACTGCTCCACCAGATGCGGTTTACATTGGCAGAGGATCGATATACGGCAACCCTTTTGTGATAGACAAGCATGGAGACCGTGATGAAGTGTGCGAGGCGTATGAATCCATGTTGTTTTCAAACCAAGAACTGTTGGCAAAAGTGCGAAAAAATTTAAGAGGCAAAGATTTAGTTTGTTTTTGTAGCCCTAAAAGATGTCATGGTGACACTTTATTGAGGGTTGCTAATGAAACCGAGGCTTAAAATGTTACCAAAATTTGAAAAACTTTACAAAATGGACTCCAAACGCAAGATACGCGAATGGCTCATACAACTTGGTTCTGACGCCGGTGGCCAATATTATGAGCAAACACACGGCGTAACAGGCGGGGCAATGCAGACCACTAGAACATATGTTCTGACAGGCAAAAACAAGGGGAGGTCAAACGAAACAACACCCGGCGAACAAAGAGACCTTGAAGCCGAAAGTCTTTGGGTTAAAAAACAACAGAGAGGTGGTTATCAAACAGAAATACCAGAGTCCACCCCAAACATGCCAATGCTGGCGAAAAAGTACGACGAAAACAAACACAATATACAGTATCCAGCCTTTGCCCAACCCAAGCTAGATGGAATTAGATGTGTAGTCGAAGTTGATGAGAACGGTGATGCAAGGTTTTTTTCGAGAACGAACAAAGAGTTCAGGACGCTTGAGCATATTGAAAAATATATCAAATCTAACACAAAAATTCGCTCCATAACACTCGATGGTGAACTTTATAATCATGACCTAAAAGATGACTTTCAATCGATCGTGTCTGCTGTAAAACGAGACGAAGCGTGTGATTTTACGAAAAACATACAGCTTCATGTTTACGATATTTTCTCCGACGAAGATTACCAAAGCAGATTGCAAAAAATACAAAACACCTTGTCAAAATCGGGAGATGACAGTTGTATCAAGCCTGTCGAGACAATTGAGGTCGAAGACGAAGAAGGGTTCCTGGCTCTGTACCAGTCTTTTATTGAAAATGGCTACGAAGGAGCAATGATAAGAAACAAGACTGGTGGATACGAAAAAAACAAAAGAAGCAGCAATCTTCAGAAATTCAAGTCGTTTGAAGATGACGAATTCAAAATAACTGGCGCATACGAAAACAAAGGAAAAATGGTTGGCCAATGCACTTTCGAGTGCGTTACCAAAAACGGCGACAGCTTTGGAGTAAAACCAAAAGGCGACGAACAAAAGCGACAAAAGTACTGGCAGGATTTTCAAGACGGAAAACTAACTGGTAAAATGTTGACTGTCAGGTATTTTGGTTATACAATTGGAGAAAATCCAGTTCCTAGATTTCCAGTCGGTATCTCTATTAGGGATTACGAATAATTCATGAAAAAACCTTTTGTGAAATCAAGCAGTTGTGTAATGTACCACATAGACCCAAACAAAAAAGTAAGGGTCTATTTGAATTACCCTAAGTCTTGTTATAGTGTAAAACAAAACGGCTTGGTTGTTTGTCATGCCTCAACGGTTATTTTGAAAGATTTTCAAACAATAGTAAGCAAGCCGGGTCAAAACAAAGTGCGAGAAGAAAAAAGAAAGAACGTGCACAGTTATGTTGAAGGGCAGGTTATTTCTGAACAGGAGGCCTTCAGAAAAAATAAAGCTGATATGGAGTGGCGTTACATGCACTATAATCCGTACACAACCGACTACTGGACAGATTCTGAAACGGGTAAATTTGTTTACTCTGGACAGCTTGCTTTACTCGACAATGATTGTCGCGTTTTGGTTTCTAATAATTTTTGTTTGCGAGATTGACAGAATTGGTTTTTAGAAAGAAGTATGCAAAATGAACTTAAACGATTTTGGTGAAAAATTATTGTATGAAAGTCCGTTTTATGGCCACGTTTGTATTGGCGTTCCCAAAAGTTTTTCTACTGACATAGAAACCGCATGCGCTAGACTTGACGGATTAAACTACTCGTTGCATTTCAATAAAGATTATTTTGACTCACTAAACGACAAACAAAAAATTGGTTTAATAGAACACGAAATATTGCACATAGCTAATATGCATTTGCTGTATATTAGAAATTATAAAGACCGAGAAATATACAACATAGCATGCGATATGTCTATAAACCAATACATAAAACCAGAGAACCTTTTTCCAAGGGCATTTTTACCCGACAGTATAGATGATTGCAAAATGCCGTATTGGCAAGGAGTAGATTATTACTACAACCGTCTTTGCGAATCAAAAAGTGAAGCTCTTGCACAATTCAAAGATTACATGAAAAACGGTGGGGCTGTTTCGTGCAGTCATAATTATTGGGAAGAATCTCAGGAAGGCCTTGACGAAAATATAATCGAATTAATAAAAATTGATACGGCACAAAAATTAAAAGAAGCATCTGACGCAGCAGAATCAAAAGTCCCAGGATGCACACCTGGAGACATAAGAAGTATTATTGACTCAATATTAAAGAAGGTCCCACAAGTACTAAATTGGAAAGCTTTAGTCAACCAATTTAATTCTTTTTCTGACAAGTCTAAGGTTAATTTTTCAAGAAACAAATTAAACAAAAGATTTCCGGGTTTTGAGGCACCGTATCTTAGACTGAAAAGATCTCTACTTGTCGGAATAGACGTTTCCGGAAGTATGACGCGTCCGTTTTTAAAACAAATTTATCAACAAATAAACCACATAAGCAATACTGGAGTTGAAGTTACAATTTGCGAATGGGACGCTGGGATAAAATCAACTTATGACTACAAAAAAATAAAAAATAAAACCTCCATTGCTTACACTGGTGGCGGAGGAACAGACCCAACAGAGGCTATAGATTATTTCAAAAAAAGCGCTAATCTAAATGCAGCTGTGTTTTTTACAGATGGATTCATAAGTTGTAATTGGGACAAAAAATTACACAAACCAATTTTGTGGATCATTCCAGAAAACGGAAACGACAAGTTTAGTTGTCCGGGTAAAAAAGTAAAGGTGAATTTTAACATTTAAGTTTGTTTTTTTAAGGTTTAATAAAATGTCAGAACAACAAAGCTCAAGCACGATTAAAAACATTCTATACCATATCATTTCCAACAACCAGTCGTTGGCCGAGCAAGGCAAAAAGAAAAACGCCTTGCTGATAGAAGGCCCAGCTGGACTAGGCAAAACATCAGTTGTCCAGCAAGTTGCAGAGTCAGTTGGTTTTAACTTTGTCAAAGTTAATTTATCAAACGTAGAACAAGCCGGTGACTTGTGCGGTTTTCCTATCCGAGAGTTCGAGTACACAGATTCGGACCTGAGGCCGCACTGGATAAACGAAGTAGACGCGGCTTCTCCTGGAGCTCTAGACGGCCTCAAAAGAACAGGCAAAACCAGAACTGGTTACTGTAAGCCGGACTGGGTTCCAGAAGAAGATGGAAATGGCACCATATTGTTACTAGACGACTTTACCCGTGGTGCCACTCATATCATGCAAGCTACAATGGAAGTTATCGACAGGGGCGAGTACTTGTCTTGGAAACTTCCCAAAAACTGTCACGTCATCTTGACTTCAAATCCGTCAGACGGAGATTACAACGTTTCGGCTTTGGACGACGCTCAGTCGTCAAGATACATCAAAGTAGAAATGGGGTTCAATTTAGACGAATGGGCAAGATGGGCGGAGGGTTACGGTTTGGATTCTAGATGTATAAACTTTATTCTTCTTAATCCAGAAATGGTAACCCAAAAAACCAACCCCCGACTCATAACTGACTTCTTTAATTCTATCTCTTCTCTTAAAGATTTTTCTGCACCCGAGTCACTTTCTTTGATCAGGAGCATAGGCGCTGGCAGTGTAGGACGCGAGTTCTCTACCACCTTTTGCCTGTTTATCCAAAACAGACTTGACAAAATACCGTCTCCAGGCGAAATTTATTCGAGCGCCCCTGAAACTTCTGTTCAGAAAATTTCTGATATATGTGGCAGTTCGCGGTCAGTAGAATTCAGGCAAGACATAGCTGGTTTGATGGGAAGAAGACTTGTTAACTTCGCCGCAAACGTTTTGTGCAAAACTAGGCACTCAAGAGAAAAAGAGGCGGAGGTAATAGCGGCTTTGATAAACAATAATTGTCTTGGAAAAGACGTGAGTGGATACGTCAAAAAAGAATTAAATGGTTTTTATCAGTTCAAAACCCTTGTTTCCAAAATAGAAAATTGAGGTTAAAAATGAAACTAGGAATAGTTATAAACAGCGAAATAGCTTTCAATGATAGGGTTTCTGTACCCAAAAAAATCAATGATTATCTATATTTACAACCTATAAACCCCAAAGTTGTTTCTGTTCTTTCAGATTTTGGCATCAATATATCACAGGACTTAACCCGTAAGTCTGCAAGTAACCCCAAGTTTTACTATACGCATATAATTGGCAGTTCAGTAAATTTTCTAAATGCATTGCTTGTTGTTTCAAAAGAAAACAAACCAACAATACTTGCAAGCGACCCAAGCCTTTTAGAGATTATAAAATATATATGTTGCGAAATTCTTTTTATTAAACGTTATAATGATATTATTAATATTATTTTCGAAGACGACTTGGATCAATTAGAAAATATAGACAAAGATTTTACTAAACTGCTTTCAAAACTTAAATACAAAGAAACAATACTAGAGTCGAGTATAGATTCAGTTTGCTTTTATCCTAAAACCAAATTTGACAGAAATTATTTCAAAGAAACATACCCTTCTGTCAATAAAAAAATGAAACCCAAAGACGCTGATATATCCGTGGTCGACGAAGATTTAACAGCAAGAGACTTGATGAAAGAACTTAACAATATTAAGGTCAAAGTTTTTTCTTTAAGTGGCATCGAGTCTTTTAATTTTTGTGAAATTCTTGCAAATCATTTGTCGAGCTTTGCTACAATAAACACAAACACTGCTACTTTTGATTTTCACTCAGGCGCTTCAGTTGAAATAATATTGCAATTCAAAAATTACATAGATGATTTGATAACGAGTTTTATCAATGGAGAAGAATCAGAAATCGAGTTAGAATTATTTGTCAAAATTGGACAATTGGAAAACGGATCCACCCGAAGCCCGTTTTCGCAGTGGGGTAAACTAGAGTGCCCGTTAACAAAAACGTCAGGGAACAACCTTTCGTTTAAAGGGGCTAATGATGAGGACGTATATGTAGATAATTTGTTTAATTTTGATTGCCCTATAAAAGATACAAAAGAAGATTTTATTCACAATAAATTTGTTGAAATATTAACGCAGGCGCCCCAATTTTCTCGTCTCCAACAAGTCGCTTTTGGGAAAAACAAATCTTTTCAAACGGCAATTTGTCCAGACAGCGTGGAAAGGATTCTTCGCCCAAAACATTGGGCAGAGAAAGCGCAATCTGAAACAAGTGAAAGTGAAAACTACAATGAATGGCACAACGGAATTTCTTTGTATATAAACAAAAATGACAGAAAAGCTGTAGACTGGATACTAGACTCAAATAACTTGGTTTTAAACACTGACATTATAAACTCGATCGTTCCAGAAAATGCAAAAGATTTAAAAAAAGAAAACATAAAAAATATAATGTCAAAAATAATGTCGTCTGATATCAAGGCTGTTCTTTACGGAGTAAACGAACTGTTGTCATTCGACGCACGTAAATATTGGCCTGTGCAAATGTTTATTTTAAGAACAAATAAATTTCCAATAAGAGACCTGTGGGCCAAATCTAAAAAACTAGAAGCTTTTTGGAATACTTATCACGTCCAGATATCACGGCATAATTCGAGTAATGTTTCTATTTTAATCGGGACAACCCATTATTTTGATTCAAAAAATATTGAAAACATATCAGCCGTCATGCAAATTCTAGGAAAGGCAGCCAGTAAGAGTTTCCCCAGCAATCAGGTGCACGAAAAAATGTCAACTATACTTGACATAGTGTGTTCTGCGGATATACTTGGTGATCTCGTTAAAGATCAAGTACAAAATAGATTAAACGGTTTGTTTCAAGGTAAAATAAAAATAACCAACGGTACTTTTGATCTGTCATTGTTTAATGACGAAGAAAATGATTTTGGTATGTTTTTTACTTTTGCATCGGGTAAAACCGAAATTTACCAATATTCGTCTTCTGAAGAAAAAGATCAGGTTATAAAAAATTATTTATCGTCTTCAACCAGCTGTACCCAAAAAGAAGAACCGGCCCAAAGAGCAGAAATTACAAAACCTAGTTTAGTAGATTTATTTGCAGTTTAAAATAAAGGAAATAAAACAAGAGAAGTTTAGTTTGGTCGCTTAACTTTATCTATGATAGGATTAATATGAAAAAAACCAGACCAAACGGCTTTGTACCAGTTTCAAGCAAAACTGAAAACCAAAAAAAATACATAATGTCGATACAAAAAAATGACGTTGTGATATGCTCAGGACCAAGTGGAACTGGAAAAAGCTTGATAGCCCTTGGAATTGCTTTTCAAAAATACTATAAAAATGAAATAGGAACAATATTCGTAACTAGGCCGATGGTTGCAACTTCAGAAAGAGAGTTTCCTTATATAAAAGGAACTTTGTTTGAAAAATTAGAACCCTACTACGCCCCAATAATCGAAGTTATAGGGCAGTTACACGGTGGTGGCACTAACGGTAAAAAGATAGCAAAAGAACTAATAGAAACCGGAATCGTTGTTCTGCAGCCAATAGAGCTTATGAGAGGGTTCACTTACAAAAACTGCTGTGTTTTAGTAACAGAGTCACAAAACATGAGTGTGCAACAAGCAGTTATGGCTATCACTAGAATAGGCGAAGGCTGCAAGATGATATTCGAAGGGGACACTGACCAAAAAGACGTGCGATTTGAAAGCGGCCTTTCCTTTTTAATAAGAAAGCTAGGCGGAAACGATGACGTTTGCTCTGTTGTGCAGCTTGGCAATGAAGATATTCAAAGGCACCCTTTGATAGGAAGAATTTTAGAACTAATAAAAAAGGAATGACGATGATAGTTGCAGTTTCTATAGACAGAGATTTCGATGATTATGCAAAATTTTCTGATACCCTTCAGAATATAGAATCATCAAATACAGCAGTAGAATTTTGTTCGATTGGAAAACCAGAACTATTGCTGCGGTACAAAGAGGAGTTTGGTTCTAATGTTAATGTTTTTGAGATATTTTGGAAAGTAAACTCGGAAACATTAAAGAAAGACATCAAACAAGGAAAGTTTGGGCCGTATGACTCAGGCGCGCCATTGGCGGCTGCAAGAAGAGTCGCTGGATATTGTACTCATTTTATAAATTTTGGAAATGGAGATTACAATATTTCAAGAGAATGCCTAAACCTTGAAAGACCAGAGATCACGTTTAGCTCTCAAGAAACGAGTAAGAGATACAAGTTCTAGGAAAAAAAATGCTAGTAACAAAAGAATACCTGTGCGAAAATTGTGGTGAAATTGAAATACTTCAAAGCCACAAACAAATCTCTAAAAAATGCCCAACGTGCAAGGCAAAAATAGAAAGGATCATCGGTGCTCCGATAGTATCGAAATTGAATGAACCTAGAACCATTGGGGCTCAACTTGATTTAAACAACAAGCGAAACCCTCTTTCTAGGGAAAAGGCGATGGGTGTAGGAAAGCAAAAAAAGCTGGAAAAAGAATCTCGCATGAGAAAAATATCAAAACTAAGCCCGTCTGGAATGAAAAGGTTCTTGAACGACGGCGTACTTTGATCTAATCTATGTGATAGAATTGAGGTCAAAATGAGTATTGATTTTAAAGACGCCAAAAAGATTTTTGTTTTGAGACACAAAGACACAGAAAAATATCTAAATTACAAAAACGCACTTGTAAAAAATTTTTGTAATGCGCTAATATTTACAACTGAATGGAAGGCTAGGCAAAGAAGGTCTTCCCTAAAAAAAATAGACTCTTCTTGTCTTGAAATAGTAGAATATTTTTTGTCGCAAAATTGCATAAAATAGAAAGGTATGAATAAGAATGTTGCTAAGTTGTAATAATTGTTCAGAAGAAATGGTAGACGCAGAAGATAACGCAAGCGAAGAATCGACAGATGTTGTAAAAATAAACATCACATGTGTTTGCGGTTATGTAAACCAGCATTCAAGTTTAGGTTACCCTAGACTAGCTGGAGTCGACAAGTACTACTTTGAATTTACAGATGAATTTTCCATAGAGTGCAGAGAAAGAAAATCGTTTAATGTTTAAACAAATTTATATTTCTAATATATCAGAATTACCAGTTGCTTTAGCAGAAGTAAAATATACAAAAGATGGAAAGTCTGCAAGTGGTAAAATAGAGAACTACCTTGTTGCCGCCAAGAAAACAACAGGAGAACACCCTACTTACTTTATAAGGCTTTTTGCTAATTTACCAGCCCGAAAAGAAGGCAATGCATTCAATAGCCATGTTATGAATCCCACTTTTGTGGCAGTAAACGAAAAAACATTTTCGCAATACATCGAGTATCTTTATAGCGGAAAAGAAGGTGCGTGGCTCAATGTAAGAAATGACATGAGGGATCAAAATATCATATGAGTAAAACAACAAAAATAACAAAAAAGAAAAGAACAACAGCCAACCCCGCCGATATAATGTATATCAAGTCAAAGCAAAAGTCGCAAACTGCAGAGGAAATTTCTGAGGCGATAGGGCTTTCTTTGACGACAGTAAAAAAACACTATTCTGGTATAACACAAAAAGAAACCGTCGAAAAAAACATTGGTCGCTCCAAAATAAAACTACCAAACGGGGGACGAGTTTTTCAAATGACGGACGACTTAGACGCCCCAGTAAAAAGAAGCCCCCTAAAAGATCAAGCCGATCTAGACGCGCAAAACGGTATATACAGGTTGAAGTAATGATAAACGGGTCAAAATCAAACCGGGACGCAATAATTCACCTCGCTATGCAAAGGAGGTTTGAAAAAAACGGAGTAAAACTCCCGCCTAAATACTGGAATCTTCCAGAGTACAAACAAGAATACGCCCATCAAATCAGGGGGTATTACAAACTAACAAAAGCGTACTCTGAAACGGTTATATTAAAAGTGTTTCAACGCGAGCGCTGGTGTTTTAGCTTGCACAACGAATCTCTTGTTGGAAAAATTTCTCAAGAAAATAACATAGAAAAAACAAAACAACAGCAAACTCAGCCGTTGGCAAAACCAAAAATTCAAAACACTTCTGATCTTGCCAATGAAGACATTCCTTTGTTCAGAAAATAAGGTGAAATATGGCAAAAGCCAAGAAAAAAGAAAAGTCTCTTATAGGCCAAGACTTTTTCTGTTCCGCGCAAGACATTCTCGAAGAAGAAAAAAGATGCGCTAGCACTATCCCGGTAAGCCCGGCCCTTGACGAAAAGCTTCACGGCGGACTTAGGTCTGGCACCGTAGTCTTGCTCAGAACACTTCCCAAAGTTGGTAAAACAACTCTTTGCATGCAAGTAGTTAAAAATGCCCTTGATCAAAATAGATGGGTTATATTCGTTGATGCAGAACGCAGGCTTGTCGGGGAGAAATACTTTGATATCAAAGGCCTTGATGTAAAACACCCAAAACTACTTTTTGTTCGAGCGCGAGTTGGGGGCAAATTAGTTTCAGGTGACGAAATATATTCGAATATATACCATATGATGCAACTCCCGAAGTACAGAGGGGCTTTGTACGTCGTTGATTCTTTGTCGAAAATAATACCACGATCTACCCTTGAAGACGACACTGTTAGAGCTGATAGATTTGATACTACGCCAAAATTAAATGCAGATTTTTGCAAAAAAGTAATGCCGCTTGCAAGAATCTCTGAAAGTGTAGTTATAGGGATACAGCACTTTATTACAGACAGAAATGCAATGGGCGATCCTTTAAAACCAGACGGCGGTATTAAACTTGAGTTCGAATGCGATGTTGTTATTGAATCAAGAAAAAAACCAAAGATGTGGGATGGCAACGCCATAAACCTTGCAGAAGGCGAAGAACTTGAAGGTCAAAAAGTATTCTTTAATATTCCTGTCAATAAAATGGGGGCGCCATACATAAGCAAAATGTGTCCAGTCGAGTGCTACATAAAGTTCGGCGAGGGTATTTGGTGGGCTAGAGAAGCGCTAGACGTATTGACTGGAATGGGAGTTATATCCAAATCTGGTTCGTATTATACATTTTTAACAGAAACAGGCGAGCAGAAGGTACAAGGTTCGGTAAAAGCTGTTGATTTTATAGAATCAAACAAAGAGTTTTATGAAAACTTACTAAAAAATGAAATGACCGAAAGATACGGCGCTGTCTACTCGTTTGAACAAGTCGACGACGAAGAAGAAGAGGAGGAGGAATGAGATGACACAGTGTACTAATTCATCTGTTATCGAAATCAAAGTTCGCTCCAAACACCTTGAGTCGGCACAAAAAAGATGGGCAAAGATACCCACAAATTCAAAGACTATATCGAAATCTGGAAAAAAATACGGAATACTAGCCGAAGAAATTTTTATTGACAGCTATGGCGGAATCTTAATAGACAATAAAGAGTACGATATAGACTACAAATCTTTGGGAAAGATAGACATAAAAACCAAAAGATGCTGGTCTTGCCCGGACCCTTCTTATAACTGCACCGTTGCAAAATACCAACTAGACCGTGGGGGGTGTGATTTTTATGCCTTTTATAGAATCCGCAGCGATTACTCTACTGCTTGGTTTTTGGGTATGATATCAGCAGCAGAATTCAAAAAAACTGCAACTTTTATGAAAAGCGGAACTCGTGCTGGTAATTTCATTTGTAAAGCCGATTGTTACAACATTCCTATAAGCAGTTTAAAAACAATAAACGAGTTAAAAACTAAATAACACATAATGGTCGAATTGTTTTTAATTACGAATGGAGCCAGATATCAAAGCCATTGGAATAGACGGAAAAGAATATATAATAAATTTTACAAAGCACTGTATAATAGAAGAGCAAAAAAGCTCATTGCACGTAAAAGCTCGCGTTCTTCTAAAAAAAATGTTTCCGTCTTCTGATGTATACGAAGAGGTAATACTAAAGGGATGCGTTGGGGCCGGTGGCAAAGAATTAAAAGCTGACTTTTTAATACCTCAATTAAAAGTGCTTGTCGAAACACACGGAAAACAGCACTATGAGTACACGAGTCATTTTCACAAAACAACTTCTGATTTTAAAAAATCATTAAAAAATGATGAAATAAAACAGGACTGGGCGGAGTTGAATGGTATTATTTATATATCCCTCCCGTACAATAAAATAAAAGATTGGAGATCGATTATCAATGACAGACTTCCGTAGCGATATGAAAGACTCGGTAAAGGACTTAGTCAAGCGGGTTGACTCTTCTGTTTTTCCTCAGAGAGAAGATTCTATAGAAGAATATTTTAACTTAGATAAAAACGACTTGAGAAGATTTTCAAAAGAAGAATGCGTTCTTGCCCAGCACGCCTTGTTGAGTAGTTCTGTTTTTATACAAAGAAAAATTAACGAACTAAAAATGGCGTAAAAATAAACAAGTCGTTTCTAGATAGAATAATAGCAGAGAAAATACCTGACTTTGAAAAATATACAAAGTACGACATTATTGTTTCTACTGTTGTAAATGAATATGAATACGTAAAAGAAGCAGTGGATGAAACACTTAGGTTAGAATGTGTTATACAGGGACTAGAGGGGACCGTAGAAAAAATAGATAAAATGGTCCAAGTTTTTCGAGACCTTTCATTTTGTAAGAGTTAAACATGACTGAAAATAACCAAACAACAAGCGAACAGCTAGATTTATTATTAAAACAAATTGCTGAAATGCAAAAAAAAATAGACGCCATCGAAGCTAAACCAAGAACCAAGCCTAGAAATAGAATCACCACCAAAAAGACCTCGATTGCTCCGAAAGAAAAAGTTCAAAACGAAGGTGTTTGGGTAAACAAAAAAAGACCAAGAGTTTCAAACAAACCGCACAGAGAAAGTGACGCCAACTTACAAATAAACCTTTCTCTAACAGACTTTCCGTCTTACGGAGATGAACTGCAATCGACTTCAAAACCAAGGTCTTCAAGCCTTGTTTCCGCAATTTGTGTGAATTGCAAAACTAAAAGCAAGGTATCCACAGCCTTATTAATTGCCGGTGTCGATACCCCGTCATTTATATGCGCCTCTTGCGACGAAAGATACTAAATGGTTTCGCCCTTATATCAAGTGAACTTGAAAAAAGAAGAATCCCGACTGTTGCACACCGTGATCACATCCGGAGAAGAAATTTATTCGTTGTTGACTGGAATTATCAGCCCAGAAAACTTCTCTGTCACCAATCACAAATTAGTATTTCAGGCAATACAAGATCTTTCGAATGAGGGTGTGAATTTAAATCTTCACAATATAGTAACCAGATTAAAAACTTCTGGTTCCGGATTGTCAGAAGAAGAAATAGAAGAGCTTCAAACTCAAGTTTCTGAGGCCAAGGCAATGACTTCAGAAGAGTGCATCAGCACAGCTCGTTCACTAAGAAACAAACAAATAATAAAAGAATGCGTCCAAAGCCACAAAGAGGCAATTGAAAATTTATTTCAAACCAGTGTAGAAAGCGACACGGATTCAATATTTTCAATATCAGAAAAATCATTTTTTAAAACAGTAAAACAGTTTTCTAATTCCAATGACTCTATAACAGAAATATCAAGTGTCACAAGAGGAATAGTTAACGAGTGGGAAGAAAACCCGTGTCAATTTGTGGGACTGCCAACGCCTTGGCCGGAATTCAACGATTCAATAGGCGGTGGAATGAGGACAGGAATAACTTTAATTGGAGCAAGATCCGGCATAGGCAAAACCAGCATAGGTGTGGTGTGCACTCTATTTTTGGCTAAAAACGGAGTTCCATGCCTTATAATAGACACCGAAATGAGCATTAAAGCTCTACTCCCTAGGTTCATTTCTAATATGAGCAGTGTTCCAATCAAGAAAATTGAAAACGGACAGTTTGGTAATCTAGACATAGATAAAAATAACGTTTATAAGGCCGTTCAAGAAATTGAAAATATGAACATATCGCACAAGTCTGTGGCTGGAAAAGAATTTTCGGAAATACTATCTATCATAAGAAGATGGGTACACACGAAAGTTGGAATAAACAAAGAGACAGGAAAAGCAAACCAGTGCTTTATAGTTTACGATTATTTTAAAATGATGAACAAAAAAGACGTGGCTAACATGCAGGAGCATGCAGCGTTTGGCTACCAAGTATCGGAACTAAAAGATTTTCTAGAAATGTACGATATACCATGCATGTCTTTTGTTCAGTTGAACCGCGACGGAATCGCGAAAGAAGATACGGACGTCATTGCCCAATCTGACAGAATTCTATGGAACGTAAACTCTTTTTCTCTTTTTAAGAAAAAGACACCCGAAGAAATGCATCATGACAACAATGTAAACGGAATCCCAACAAACAAAGGTAACAGAAAAGTTATAACCTTAAAAGGAAGGTACGGCGGAGAGCATGAGCGTGGCGAACACATTAACTTCTTCTGGAACGGAGAAACGTGCAGCTTACAAGAAATACAGTCAAAATAATTACAATGATTTAAACAAAATGGCTCTTGAGGTTGTTGGTTCGGTTTTAAGGTATTATGGAATCGAAAGCTACGATGATCCTTCAGAAAATTTTATTAAAATAAAATGCCCGATCCACGGAAGCGACAGCGTTGGTAATTCAATTATCTATAAAAATACAGGAGTATGGCTGTGCTTCAGCGGTGGGTGTCACAAAAGAAGCGCCAAAACTATAGTTGGGCTAATTTCTTCAGTTATGAAACGTAATGGTTCGTCCGGCTCGTTTGATTCAGTAAAAAATTTCTTGCTAAAACTTAGGCAAAACAAAAAAACAAGGATACATCCAGTAAAAAATATACAGATACCGGAAAAGAAACCTTTGTTTTTTGATGAAAAAAACATGCCGCCGTGTTCCTTTCCCTCAAATTATTATCTTTCCAAAAGAAGCTTTTCACAAGACACATTGTCTTATTTTGGTGTCGGAGACTGCCAAGAAGGAATAATGAAAAACAGAGCTGTTATTCCAGTTAGATATATAGACGGAAGGTACATGGGGTTCTCTGCTAGGTCTCATTTTGACAAATGCTTGCAGTGCAAACATTATCACTCTGTTGATTCTGCTTGTATAAATGCCAGTGACAGAGAAAGCGCCATATCTAAAAAATGGTATCACTCTAAGGGCTTAAGAAAAACCACTACTCTTTACAATATACAAAACATAAGACCATCAAGTGCCATTGCAATGGTCGAAGGGCCAAGTTGTGTTTGGAGACTTCATGAATTTGGTATACCAGCTGTGGCTTGTCTTGGAAAGGATATAGATGAATTACAGCTAAAGCTTTTAGACAGTTTAAACATAAAAAAGATTTTGTTTATGCCAGACTCTGACGAATCTGGTAAAGAATTCTTGACGAGATTCATAAAAGACTACTATACTAGATATAGTATCTCTGTTGCAAACTTTGGTAATTACAAAGATATAACAGAAATGGACAATGAATCTTTGAAAGAAAATATAGTTAAAGTTTGGAACAAAATTTGCTGATTTACAATTAATTTTGGAGGTTTATTATGTGGGTTCATCTCGTTCCAAAGTCTGAAAATAAAAAAACAGGCCCGATTGCAGTTTCTACAACAGAGGAAGACTCTTGTCCAAAAGAATGCGCGTTTAAAGATGACAAAACTTGTTACGGGAAACATTACCCTATAATGTTTCATTGGCAGAAGGTTTCTAGTCACGAACGCGGTGATAATTGGGACCCATTTTGCAAGCGCGTCGAAAAATTTGAAAACAATCAATTTTGGAGACACAACCAAATTGGAGACCTACCAAAAGACAAGAATAGTTCAAGTGAAGTCGACGAGATAGACAAAGAAAAAAGCATAAAATTGTTGAAAGCAAGCTCGCATACAAAAGGGTTTACTTACACACATTATGATGTTATAAATTCAGAACACAATAGAGATGTTGTGAGACAAATGAATAAATCAAGTGGTATGACAGTTAATTTGTCTGGAAACGATGTAAATCACGCAGACAAACTGGTAGACCTTGATATAGGCCCAGTTTGTGTTACTTTACCATCTAACACAACAGGACAATCACTGCATACCCCAAACGGAAACAGGGTTCTTGTTTGCCCCGAACAGACGGGGAGAACACAAAGCTGTGATACATGTAGACTGTGTGAAAGCAAAACCAGGTCGTATATCATAGGGTTTATAGCGCACGGTTCTAAAAAGAAAAAAATGACAGAAAGTATTTTACTACGAGAAAACCAACAGAAAGAGTAAATCAATGCCTTTAGTAGTTTTTTGCGGTGCGAAACAATCAGGAAAATCAACTGCTGCAAAAGCAGTATTTTCTAGTATTGTAGTGGAAAATGGCTTAGTTCCAAAGCTACAGATGCTAGAAGACGGAAAGTTATTTGCTGTATACAAACAATCAACGGACTCTAAAACAGGAGAGACCAGGCAAGAAGGGTGTTATATAGACCCGGAAAACATACCGCCTGAAAACGAAGACTGGTTTAGACATTCTTTTGATCCATATGTAAAATGTTTTTCTATAGCAGATGAATTAAAAAATACGGCATGCGACCTATTTGGTCTTGATAAAAACGAAATACGCGGCGATAACGACAGCAAAAACAGGGAGTGCCGAATAAGGTGGAGTAACATGCTTTCTCTTTTGTCCGCAAAGACTAAAAAGACAGTGACCGAAATTTACAAAGATGAATGCAAAAACGAATTAATGACTAACCGTAGATTTCTAGAAGTTTTTGGTACTTTTGTTTGCAGGCAAATAGCGCCGAATTGCCATGTAAATAGTTGCTCTAGAAAAATAAAAGAGTACCTGGGTGAAGATTCAACAAAGATAGCGTGTATTTCTGACGCAAGGTTTATAGATGAAATAGAAATCTTGCGAGAAAATTTCGCGGGCAACGTTGTTTTTTATAAACTCACCAGAACAGTAGAAAATTCTTCTGCTGTCAGCGAGCGACAAAACTTGATTCCAGATTTATATTTTAACAAAGTCATTGACAATACAGATATGAATTTGTATCAAAAGAATGAAGTCGTCTTAAAACATCTTTCTAAATCCGGTGTACTGAGTTTTGATAACTTAAAAAGGACTTCTGAATGATATGCCCCTATATTAGATCTAGCTCTTTGAACGCTTTTAAAACTTGCCAAATGAGATACTATCTAGAATACGTGCTTGGAATGCGAAGCCCTGCTGGAAAACCCGCTACTCTAGGAACTATATTTCATAAAGTTTTTGAAATTAGAGCTTTAGCAAAAAAAAACCAACAAAACAAAAAGAGTTTTTTTGTTGATGACAATTTAGGTAAACTCACAGTAAAAGAGTCAAAGGACTACAAAAATATTCTAGACAAGTCTTGGGATTACTACAAAGAAATAGAAACGCACGTAGATCTATTAAAGTCCGACAAAACAAAAATTTTAGGGTGGATCGAAAAAACTTTAAATGACTACCCTAATTACGACCCATTTAATATGAATATAGTCGAAGCAGAAATGTTTTTTGACTTTGAAATAAAAAAGCCTTGGGCGGAACAAGAAATAACTATTGCTGGTGAAACAGTAAAAAATAATCTTAGAATAAAAGGAACCATGGATACCGTAGTTAAATTATCAGACGGTGTTTATGAACTAGTTGATTATAAAACTGGGGCCAAAAGAAACGATTTTGCAACTGGTGCAGAAAAGAATCTTGAATACCATATGACCCAAGACAAACAGTTGATGCTCTATGCAATAGCATTAAAAGAAGCATTTCCGGAAGTAGAACTGATAGTAAGCTTGTTTTGGGTTAACACTGGTGGTATATTTAGCGTCCCATGCGACGAAGAATATCTAAGTAAAGCATGGAATATGCTTGAAAAAGACTATAAAAAAATACTGAAGACCTATACTCCAACTCAACTCGACCCAGAACACAAGGACTGGCGGTGCAAGTATGTGTGCGCTTTTTCAAGGAAACAAAGTCCTTCTGACAAAAAATCAATTTGTCAAACTTTTAGAGAACGAATAAAAAAAGACGGGTTAGTAAAAGTTACGAACGAATACGGAAGTATATCAAAGGCTACGTCTTATGGAGACGGTGGCGGAAGAAAAAATACAGGCAAGTAAATGATAAACCTACATGTACACTCGAAACACAGCTGGGACTGCATATCATCAATAAAAGGCATAGTTCAAGCTGCGGTTGAATACGGACAAGACGCCATAGCTGTTACTGACCACGGCTTGATGAGTGGCGCGATGGAATTGTTTTTAGAAGCCCGAAAGGCTGGAATAAAGCCCATAATAGGGTGCGAGTTTTACGTCTGCCCACCGGGTATAAAAAAAGAAGATAAAAACAGTGAGTCCAGAAGACTGAATCATCTAGTTGTTTTGGCAAAAAATCTTGTTGGATATAAAAACCTTATAAAGCTGAACTATATAGCGCACGAAAATTTTTACTACCGCCCAAGAATAGACGAACAAGCTTTGTTCGAAAACTCGGAAGGACTAATAGTAATAAACGGCCACTTCGATACCAGTGTTCACGACTGTCTATTTTTTAACAGAGAGATGGCTTCAGCTGCTACAACCGAAGAAGAGTGCTGGCTTTATATACACCCTGAGTGCGAAGATAATGTTCTTAAAATAGTTTCGAGATATCAGGAATTTTTTGGCGAAGATTTCTATTTAGAGTGCCAAATGTTCGACCAGAAAGACCCGATACAGCAAGTGGCGTCGAAAAAGCTTTTAGAAATATCTAGAAAATACAAAATAAACGCGGTCGGTACAGGGGATGCTCATTACATAAAACAAGAAGATGCGATTTTTCATAAAACGTTTTGCGCAATAAAACAAAATAAGAGAGTAAAAGACCTACCCAGCATAAGCTACTATACAAACGGGTCTTATTCTATAGTTTCAAACGAGCACGCAGCAAAAACCTATTCACCAGAACTGATTGACGCGACTCACGAAATAGCGGCAAAAATAGAAGACTTCGACATAACTATTCCAATGGCCATACCTTCTTTTAGTTCAGAAGGGGCGTACAAACCAAAAGAAATTGTGCGCGACAAATGTATAGAGAAACTAAAGAAACTAGGCCTTCACAACGAAGAGTATATCAAAAGATTAGATTACGAAATAAATGTATTAGAACTTGGTAATCTGTACGACTACTTTCTTGTGGTAGAAGATTATTGCGAATTCGCACGCAAACAATCAATGCTGATTGGCCCCGGAAGAGGGTCTTCTGGTGGATGCCTGATTTCTTATCTGCTCGATATAGTTTCAATAAACCCGATTGAGTATAACCTCAGCTTTGATAGATTCTTTTCTGCAGAAAAAGCTAGGTCGGGATCTATACCAGACATTGATACTGATTTTCAGTCGTCCAGAAGAGACGAAATCATAAGTTATATACAAAAAAAATACGGAAAAAGAAAAGTTTGCGAGGTTGTTACTTACGGGAAACTTCAAGCTAAAAATGCCCTCAAAGACGTACTCAGGGCTCACGCTGCTTGTACACCAATGGTAGCAAATATAATAACTAAAAACATACCAGACAAAGACAAAATATCTGACAAACTCCAAGATTTCTTTGAAGAAACCGGTTCTTCAAGCGTGCTTTATTATTGTTTGAAAAAAGAACCAAAACTTTTGTCCGATTATTGCCGTCTTTCAACAAAAGAAGACGGGACGGAAATTTTTGAAGGAGATTACGCCGAATCTTTCATGGTAGCGGTAGGACTAGAGGGCGCTATCAAATCATCTTCGAGGCACCCGTCTGCTTTGATCATATCTCCTTATAATATAGACGAAATATGCCCGATGTTATTAGATAAAAAAACAAACCAAATGATAACGGCCTACGACATGTATTATTTTCCCTATGCGTCTCTAGTGAAATTTGATATTCTTGTTTTAAAATCTCTTGACTGCCTTGCGGAAGTTAATACTTTGTTAAAGGAAACGGGGTTATGACTGACGACCACTTTAGTACACACTTATCAAAACAACTTGAGTATCACAGAAATTGTGTTGGTTTAGGACTTGTGTGCAAAGAGTTGTTTTTTCAACTTATAGAGTATGTAATAAATTTTTTCTTAGATTCTCAGGAAGAATGCTGGTTAGACAGCGAGACAACTTCTATATCCAAGATGAAAAAAACTGGCTATGGATATAAAATAGGAGAAGAGGAGTATGTATTACAAGTCGAATGCACTTGTTGCGACTACTCAAGATTCTACGAGATAGAAGATCTACAGGAAGCCGCCAAGTGCTTTATAACAAGATGCTTAGAATGTTCTTTTAAAAGACACGTAAAGGTAGTTCCCTGTGATAAAAAACGAAGACGTAGTTCTTGAGTTTGAGCGAGACATGTCTGATAACCCAGATTTCTGGATCGAAAAGTTTTTGAAAAACGCAGACGAAGACGTGGCATTTATAATTGAACGAACCAGGGATATAAAAGAAGTTTCTCCCGATGACTCTTTTGATTACGGATTTTTGCTAGGTTTAATGTTGATGTGCAGAATAAATAAAGTTTCAGACTCTGAGACACTTGAAGAATTAAAAACAAAATTCTGCGCGTACAAAAGGTGGGTGGAGTATCTAGAGCAAGAGACGTGTGAATTAAAACAGAAAAGTAAGGTTGGGAATGCTAACATTAGGGCAAATAAGAAATGAAACTCAAAACTGCACCAGGTGCAATCTAAGAGAAAAGTGCCTGTCTCCAGTTGGAATCGAGGCGTATGGCCGAGACCCGTTTGTTCTTTTTATTTTTGGAAGCAAAGTAAGCAAAGAATCCGACGGTTTTCAAACAGTTTTGGACGTCACCAGCTTTAATATACTTGAAAATATACAAAAAGAGCTTCAAGTTGGAATAGCAGTAACTTACGAAACAAAGTGCTATTCGACTAAATCTTACTCGGCTTCTCAAAAAACAAAATGCTCTGGGTATTTCATACAAAAGGAAATACAGGCCGTCTCTGCGAAATTAGTTGTTGGTTTCGGAGTAAAAGAAAACAACTTGTTTTCTTGCGACATATATTGCGATACTTACGCAAAAGTTTTTAATAATGCCAAAAAAACTAAAGATTTGATTAAAAAAATAAAAGAAAGGCTTACTTGATGGTGTGTCAAAACAAAATATGTGTTCTAGATTTCGAAACTGATAGCTTAGACAACAATTTCAATCAACCCGTTTCTATTGCAGCTGTCATGATAGACGGCAGATCTTTAAAAATATGCGAGAACGGGATTTTTTATTCTTTAATATCAAGAATTCCAGATTCCGAAGTAGAAAAGTATGGTCTCTCAAAATTAGACCCAAAGTCAATGTCGATCAACGGCATACGTGAAAGCGACCTAGAATCTGCTCCCCCTTTAAAATTAGTGTGGACCAACTTTATAAATTGGGTAAAATATTTTAACCCAAAACCCAGCAAATGGGACGGCCCAATATTATCTGGTCATAACCATAAATACGACCGAAAAATAATCGAGAGAATTATGTATGGTACGCATTATGGCCTGAAAATATCCAATCAAAAATCAATTCAATACGCCCGGTTTTCAAAAATGACAACCGAGGAGCAAAAGGACTACTTTGCTCGAACTGCTACTTTGCAAGAACCATGGAAACTAGGTCCACAATCTGAATTTTTTCACCCGGGGCTGTATTTAGATTCGCAGGATTACAGCCATATTTTATTTGAAAACACGAGAAACTATAGAAGCATTTCTTTGTCCAACGTGAAGTCGCTGTTGGGTTTCAAAGACGACGCCGAAATAGATGAACACCATGCTCTAGTCGACACGATGTGGTCCGCTGAGATAATAGTCAGATACATCTCACTTATGAGACAGGTTTTAAAAGATGTTGACTTTGAAACTCAAAATAAAACACACTTAGATGTGCACCAACAGCTTAAAAATATACTACAAAACGAAAAGGAAGACTGATGGTGACAAAAGCTGCTAGCGATAGCAATTTTTATTCATTTGATTGCGGGTGTTCTATACCAATTGACGAAGATGGAGACCCGCAAATAGATTATGAAAATATCAACCTATGCTGCAATAAAACATGGAGTACGTACGCAAAGGGGTACACGCGCTCGATTTTTCAGTTAGAAAAAAGACTTGGGAAAGAATGGAGTAAAAAACTAAAACCGAAGTCTGTACTAGAATCAGCCGCTTTGATATCCGTCATAAGGCCTGGCACGCTAAATGCAGTTAATGCCGAAGGTAAAAGCTTTTCTCAAGTTTTTTGCGATAGAAAGAACTCTAACTGGAAGCCAGAAGAGGGCGATAAATTATCGGAAGCGCTAGAGGAAACCTATGGCGTCAATATTTACCAAGAACAAACGATGTTTCTTTCTTTTTTGTTTGCTGGATTCGATGGCGACCAGCAAATAAAGCTATTAAAAGGAATAGCGAAGAAAGACGCTGGTTATCTTGCGTCTTTAAAAGAAGAATTCTTGAATGGTTGTAGTTCAAAAGGGTTGATTACAAACAAACAGGCTCTGGAGGTGTTTTCAAACATAGAGGCAAGCGCCAGATACGCCTTTAACAAATCTCACGCAGTTGGGTATGCTAAAACTGGATATTGGACAGCTTGGGTAAAATCACATCTGCCGATTCATTATATATGCGGATGGTTAAGGCACGCAAAAAATACACCAAAACCAAAAGAAGAAATAAAGGCGATAGTCTCGGAAGCAAATAGATTAGGAGTCACAATTGCACCCCCGAGCTTTAAAAACCTACCGGTCACCAATTTCTTTATAAACAAAGAAACAAGCATTATTTATTTTGGAATAGATTCAATCAAAGAGTGCGGTGAAAAAGTGGCCAGCTTGATCCAAAAAAATATCACAAAACCTCCAACGAGTTTTTTAAATTTTCTAGTTTTTGATTCACAAAACCTTAAAAAAAATAATATAATAAACTTTATACGGGCAGGGTGTTTCGACTATCTTCAAATCGACAGATATCAGGCTGAGCATGACTACAATAAGTATTCTATGCTCACAAAAGGAGAAAAGAAAGACTGCGTATTGATTCAGTCTAAGCTCAATTTAACTAATCTAAAAGACCTATTAAAAAAGGTTTTGGAGCTTAGCGGTAAAGAAGAAAGAATTAAAATTATAAAGTCAATGATCGAGACTTTTGAAGACAACTTAAAAGATAGCAAAAGAGCTATCATAGAGCAAGAGCGCGAGCTGATAGGTGTGAATATAAGTTACTCTTCTATAATGACAAATTCTCAATATTCAGCAACGCATGAATGCGGCGTTATAGACGACTTACCGCCAAATACAAAATGTATCGCGTGTGGAGAAGTCGACGAATATTTTGAAATCGAAATAAAAAACGGCAAGATGGCTGGACAAACCATGGCGCGTTTTAAATTAGTTGATGAATCCGGAGAATGCGACTGTGTAGTATTCCCAAAAGAACTAGACACTTATCAAGGGGCAATATATGAAACTAGCAATGTGATGATCGTTGGATCTACAGGAAATCGTGGTGGACTAATAGTAAATAAAATTTATGAAGGTTGAAATATATATGAACGACCAAAATCAAATGATAGATAAATTTAAAGTCACTGGCAACCCGGAAAAAGCCAGAATGGAAATACTGATCAACGACGGCACTTACATGACTGTAAATTCATCCAAATGTGGAAATGAATGTGTTATTGAAGTCGGCGACAAGTATTCAAAAACCGGACGAAAGCAAACAACTAAATTTGTTTCAGATGGTAATTTTGTTAGATTTTTTGATCTATCTTTAGATTCAGAAAGCGACCGTGTAATCCAAACAACTGCTATCACGGGAAGCGATCTTGGAATTAGTTGTTTAGATTTAGCGATTGAATCCGTTCCGGGTATCATATCCTCTCTTTGTATACCAGAGGGGCATGTTTTTGTAAACAATAACAGGTATGATACACAGTACGATGATTTATCTGAAACAGAAGAAAAAACCAAGGACGAATGACTATGGACTGCGAAGAGTGCGATTATAGAACAAAACTAACTTGTTCCGGTACAGGTTTGATAAAAGATATTTTGAAGCATACAACAGTTCCCGGGCAAGTAGACAAAACTTCGTTGCGGGTTTCTTTTGTAAGAAGAAGGCAAGACGGAAGCCAAACAATAAAAGAAGAAGATCTGGTGACCGTTGTTTTCTGGTCTTCGGCTGCCCAAATAATCAATGATCTAGCAAGTGTAGATCAACACATATATTTGGATATGGAAATAAGATCTTCGAAAGAAGGCCTTGTTTTCAAGGCTAAAAGTTTTGAAATCTTAGACTGAAACTGGGCGTCCCTATGAAAATTTTAATTGTCAGTGAATTTACCGGGTTGGGAACCACTGGTTACTCTAATTATTACAAACAAATAGCCAGAGGCCTTCACGATGACGGGCACGAAATTCTTGAGCTGGCTTCTTATGGAGACCAAAATAACCCAGCTCACGTATCATATGCAAACAATTGTGATTGGAAAATATTCCTGAATATACCACAAAGAGACGACGACAAGGGTAACTCTCTTTACAAACAAAGAGAAGAGTCTCATGGGGACGCCAAATTCGGGGCGTGGAATTATGAAAACATAATGCTTGATTTTATGCCAGATACCGTGATTTCAATAAGAGACCATTGGTACGACAGGTTTATAATAAACTCTCCGAGCGCAAAGTATACAACTGTAGTTCTTAGTCCAACAGTTGACAGCATGCCGCAGAAATCAGAGTGGTTAGAAACTTATGGCAAAGCTGACGTTATAACTACCTATAACGAATGGAGCCAAAACTGGCTTAAACAACAATACGCAAGCCGTAACCTAGTAGAGTTTATATCTCCTTGTGCTGACGATTCTTTGAAAATACTAAATACAAAATTATGCAGGCAAAAACTAGGCCTGCCAACTGATTCAAAAATCGTAGGAACAGTCATGAGAAATCAAACAAGAAAAAGATTTCCAGAACTGTTTAAGGCCTTGGCTCAAGTAGATAACTTGTATTTGCATTGCCATACTGGGTACCCAGACGATGGATGGGATATGCCAGAATTAATTTTAAGAAACAAAGTGCAAGACAGGGTTTTCTTTACATACAGATGTAAAAGATGCAACGCAGTATCAGCAAAACTTTTTTCAGGAAGATCAACGCGTTGTGATAAATGCGGTGGAACAAAAGTGATGCCAAATGCGTCAGTTGGTGTAACAACTGAGGATATGTCTGTTATTTTTGGCGCTATGGATTTGTATATACAGCCTCACACAGCAGAGGGCTTTGGTATACCAGTTATAGAAGCCGCTAAATGCGGTATCAAATCCGCGAGCACTGATTATTCTGCCCAAGAAGATATCATAAGAAGAGTGGGTGGCATTCCAATTCCCCCTTTATCTTTAGAGACAGAAATAGCAACGACAGCCGACAGGGCTACTATGAACGTGCAAAAAATAGTAGAAATCCTGTCTGACGAAAATTCTTATCAATACAATAAACAAGATATAAAAGAATTATACGAAAAAAATTACAACTGGGATTCAACAATAAAAAAATGGCAATCTCTAGTAAAAAACATAGAGAGCACAAAAACACTTGCCGATAAAAACAAATGGTTTTTAAATTGGTCTCCAGTTGACGTTCCTAGTTTAGAAGAAATTCAAAAAATAAATCTAACTAATGAAAGTTATGTAATTTATTGTATTCTGAACGTTGCTCAGTCCCCAGATATCATCGGGACTTATCTTCATTGTAAGATCCTAGACGATTTAAATTCTGGAGAAATTTACGTTAAAAGATCTACTGCAACAGGTGTTTCTCCATACAACAGAGAAAACGTATACAGACATATGCTTCAAATAAGGAATAGGGTTTTGAAATGGGAAGACCTAAGGGTTCAAAAAATAAAAAGACTAGTCCAAGCCCAAAAGAACCGTTAGAGCCAGAAATAGCCGACAAAGAGAAGCAGCTCAGATTGATTTATGATTTTGCCTCTTATTTATCAGACAGACACCCAGTAAAAACAGATCGTTATTTAGAACTACTGAGGAATTTTTTAGAAATAAAAGGTGTTTCATGAAACCATTTGTGATGCTTCTTGTGGACAACACTGATCCTTGGTTTGGATTCATGTCTTCCGTGTTCGAATACAGATTAAAAGAAATGGACGTAAAGTATTTGACGTCTACTAAGACAAAGGCGCCTGTTTTTGAGTTTGATCCGGAAGAAGTAACTCATGTAATTCAATGTGTACCTTCAAAGGAATTAACAACAATTCCAGAGCGGTACACAAATATTGCTGTGACTAACTACAGAAAATCAAAATACGATTACAGCTACAGTCTTGTAGATTTTGTCGTCGAAACAAGCGGAACTTACAGTGTTATAAACCCTTATATAAATAACCCCGAAATAAAAAAACGGGCTGCCTTAAAGGCTGGGTCTATTACTTCAAAAATTGGAATCGCGGGGCAACCAGTATTTTATTGCGTTGTCAGGGACTCGAATCAATACAGAACTGAAGAGGTTCTTTTTGAACTACAAAAAATAAAGGACTCGCGCAAACGCGAGTTTATCGTCGAGGCGCTTGTTGTAGTTATTTCTGAAACGGCTGACGCCGAATTTGTAAAAAAAAGATTTACAGATCTAAAACAAGAACTTGAAATCGACTGTTATATTGTGTTCGTTGAAAATCAAAACGAAACAGACATAGCTCTTTTTCATTTCGGTTTTACAGAATTCGAAGACAAAAACTGGTTTGGTTATAGTTATGATAATTTTATTTATAACAGAGAAGTCGTATCCAGTCAAGAATTTGTAGACTTGATAAATTATAACACAAACTTTCGAAGTGCCGGAAATGACAACATAAAAACATTCGTAGAGCAAATAAAAAACGGCGTTAACTTTAAAACATCAATTTTTTAACAAGGAAAAAAAATGAAAGTAGAATATCCCGTTTCCATTGGCGGAAAAACTATTATTGTTTCAGATGAATTAGAAAATGATACAGAGATATTTAAGTTTATTCACCACATGGAGGAGTTATTCGGAGACACGAAGTGTGAAAGAAACGGGCAGTCTTCGGATAAAGTCAAGATCAACGTTAGAGTTGATTCAGATGAAAACCATTATTACGAAATAGTCTGCTACGACAGGTCTGCTCCAGAATGCAATTATGCCAAAAGAACATTTGGCGTAAACAAGAAAGGGGGCAACTTGTTTCCCAAAAACAAAGACCAAGAGGGCAATTGGAGGCCGTGGAGAAAATATAACCCGGAAACCAAGACAGAAGAATGATTTCTCAATACAACAAAAATAAAGAAACACTGCGCCTCCTCACAGGGGGCGCCTGCAACATTGTTTGTTATGGTCCACTAGAGTTTTATTTTAGCGGACTAAAAAAATCTTTTGAATCGGATGATATAAAAGTTTTTGATGTCACAGAATCGTTCAATAAATCTAAAGATATCGACATCGAAATGATTCCCTCGGTGTTTATTTGTTTTTCTCCACAAAACGCGTACCACTTTAGTAAGTATTGCGAAGAAAGAGAAATACCTTTTGTTTACGTTGTTCGCGACTGGCCCAAAACAAATCAACAAGCAGCAAATTTTAGGTCTTTTGTATCAAAAAATCTAAATTGCAAAGATGTTGTTTTTTACAACAGTCATCATTGTAATTCTTGGGGCTTCGGTGGAACAAACTCAAGTATGGTAGAACCTTGTGTTTCCCAAAAAATAACAAGTGACGAAAATATTTTTGTAAAACCCCAAGCGACAAAAGAAGAACTGCTCAACGCCATGGCTTCTGGGCTTGTGGTAGTAACAAGCGCCAATAATCCAAGCGCGCAACAACTAATAGTGCAAAACCAAAATGGACTGCTTGTTAAAAGCGAGCAAGAAAAAGAATTGGTATTAGAAGCTATCAAGAAATCTCAAATTGACACAAAAACAATGAGCAAAAACGCAATACAATCAGCTTCAAGAGAATGCTTTTCTTTAAAAGAATTCACAAGTGGGTGGAAAAAAATCCTAGAAAACTAATATGAAAAAGATACATTTAATAACGAATAACGAATTACCCGAAGAGGGTTTCGAAGTTAAGAGCGTAGGAAGCTACGATTATATAGGAAGTTCTTATTACAAGTCAAGTGTATCGGAAATATATTGTCCAAAAGGAATAAACTTTATACCCCTAGAAAAAATAAACAGCTTCTTTTCTTTGCTCAAAGATATTTTGGCGCCCAACGGGTTGATTTCAATCGGTGGAATTGACGCAGAAATGCTTTTAGGGTCTTTTGCAGCCAAGATACACACTGAACAGGTCATTAACAAATTTTTGTTCAAAGGTGATTTTACACAGTGGAACTCGCTTCCTTATTATAGAAGCATAAAAAATTCAATGATAAACAATGGTTTATTGGTTACAAACACCATAACAGATCCACTTGAAGCAAGGTTCCTAATAAAAGGACAAAAGACTTGAAAGAAAACTTAATAAGTCACGTGTTTATCCTTGATCAGCCGGAATTTATAAAAAGAGACACCGGGTTGGAAACTACTGAGTTTTATATCGACTGTAATAATTTGATATTAGAATCCCAAAAGAAGCTAGAAAACGACGTCAGAGTAACCCGCCAACA